GCCTGTTCCTTCCAGAGCGTCTCAGAGAACTGAACAAGCTGGGCACCAAACTGGGTGAGGCTTTGCAGCTCTTGACCCTTAAGCTGGGCCTTGAGCCTGTTCTTCTCAGCCTGCTGGACAGACTGTAGCCGATAGATCTCATTGGTCCAGTCATCCTCCAGCTTCTGGTTGCGGAGCTTCTGCTGGCCATAGAGATTGGCCTGCTGAAGGGCTGCCTGGTTCCTAGCAGATGTCTGGGAGATGGCGGCTCGCTGCTGCTCAATGGCAATAGCATCTAGCCGTTCGGTGTTCCTGTTAAGGAGGTTATTCTGGAGAGTCAGGGATTCCTGGAGACCTCTCAGTTTCCCCTGCTCATATTGATTGACTGACTCAAGATTCCTTGAGAGGTCCGGGAGCTGGTTGTTGGCCTCTGGAAGAGATTGGCGCCCCCGGTATTGAACTGTTCTGAACTCTCTATCCATAGCTTATAAACCGGGGGCACCGGGAGCACTCTTGACGTAGTTGCGGGCCTGATTGGTTGCCTGAATACCTCCAACAATCGAACCACCAATGCCAGCCACAAGACCAATTCCACTAGGCCCTGGCTGTTGTGTTGGTGCAGGGGCGTAGATAGCCTCTTGGTAGGGACCAGGGCTCTTCATAAAGGGAGCCAGGATCGGCCTATCAGGCATCGGGGCATAGATGGGTGCAGGAGGAGCCGGTAGACCAATGGGCTTGGTAGGCTCAGGAACAATCCGAGAGATGGCTTCTGCATCCCTCTGGATCTGCGCCAGATAGGCCTTATAGCTATCCGAATAGAAGTCCTCAACACTGTTGGCATAGTTAGTGCCAACCATGTTCATATCCCGACCATAGGCAGCATTGACGCTCTGGAGGGAGAGACCAATAGACTGACCACTACGACCACCAGCCAGGACGGTGCCCTGGGCCTGGAGGTTAGAGGCCATCAGCCTTTCACTCTCAAACGCAGCCTGGGCCCGAGCATCCTGGAGACGGATCTGGGAAGCCTCTAGGTCTGCATTGAGGGCTCTCTGGTTGATGCCCTGCTGAAGGTCTGCAGCATTACGACTCAGCAGAGACTGGTTAAACCGTCCCTGGTAGTCAAGCTGGTTCTGCATGTTGGCATAGCTGTTCTGCAGCATTGCCTGCTGCCACTCCCTATGCGCACTGAGGTTAGAACGAACCACCTGATCCATTTGCAGCATCGTCTGCTGCATGGTCTGTTGGTTCTGGAACTTGACCTGGCGATTCTGCATCTGCATCGAGAAGATGCTTTGCTGCAGGTTCTGGTTGGCAGCCGAGTTGATCTGCCTATTCTGTAGGACGGTTTGCTGCCAAGCAGCATCATTAGCAGCAGCAACTTGTGCCTGCTGTTGTTGGTACTGAGCGATGCTGCCGACAGCCCCTACTACGGCACTTGCGATGCCGATTGCAATGGGGGCGCACATAATTTAGCAAACTCCACGTATGTATGTTTTTTTTGCCCTACCTCCACGTATGAGAGACGTTTGAACCCTAAATTATGCAAGAGCTTCAGGTGCATCTTGTTTCTAGGATCTGCAACGTTATGGAGAAGGGTATAGTATGAGCCCAGGCTCTTAACCCAAGCCCTTGCAGTTCGATAGAATGTAGCTGGGTTGTCCTTTACGGCATCAGTGCAGAGGAGCCAGATTCTCCCTATGCCACCATCTTCAGGGGTAACCCCCGCCAAGCCCCCGACAGCCCCTTTGCGATCAATGTACGCAATAGGCATGTGAGATGAGGCTACGGAGTAAATAAGGGCTAGGTATGGATCCCAGCCCGCATCCCGAAGCTCTCGGCAATCCTCAAGGGTTAGTTGAGAAGCGTTCTCAATAGCATCTCGTATCGTAGCAGGCCTAGTATGTCTAGACAGAACGGATGCCTCTGTTTGAATAGACTCCATACCAAGTAGCAGCTACAAAAGACAGGGGGAATGGGGACTCGCTATAGAGAGAAACCTTTGCTTCAGTTCCCTTTGCATAGACAGGGATGTTGTTGCTGGCCGCTTGCGGCAGAGCTGCCCTATCGAGGGGGGTAAGGTTGGCAAAGTTATTGGGGAAGAAGAACGTCCGTGTGGGCCGCCCTAGGGCTTGTACATTGGCGTAGTAATAGCCAGAGTCTGTAGACTGTACATTCAAGCGATGCACCCGAGGGATATTGATGACATCCGCCTGGGTCTTACCATCTCCACTAGAGTTGACCAGATAGAAGCTAGGTATCTCCAGCCGGAACTCATAGGTATAGCCAAGGGTGACATCATCAAATCCAGTAACATCACCAGGGACCTTCACATACCAGTTGCCGTCATTAGCAGCCGTTAGGTCGGTATAGAAGGTTCCGTTGTTGGTTGGGGTCTCGCTGGTAGCCACAAGGGCTGTCAGGGTTGAATCATAGACACCAGCAGGGAAGTAGACCTTGGTTTCATCCGTACCAGCGTCATAGGACATTGTGGGTCCTGACTTGAATAGATCCAGTCGGTATTCATACGAAGTGCCTGAATCGTTAATAGCAGTTCCCTCAATATCTACCAGGGTAGAGCATGTACTGAGGCAGATGCCATTCTCCTGAACAGTAACGAAGATCAGGAGGTCATGGTCAACCGAGACATGGAGGCAGTCCCCTGGCAGGGTCCATTCAAACCAAGAAGCAAGAATCCTCTCGTTGCCGTTGTTGAAGAACTTAAAGAGCTTCATGTTCTTCCTATTGGTCTTGCCAAGGAAGCACAGCAGAGAGGCAGAGATAGACGCTACAATGGGTTCAAGGTCAGCAGGAACAAAGGTAGGTGCTGTCCTGGATATATCAGCTACAGAAGGTCTGTTCTCTGCAGAGGTAACCAGCATCTCCGTTACAGAGCTGAAGCCTTGGTTGTTATCAACAAAGACAATCGACTGGCCGGTCTCTACAGGGTTGACGTTAGGGTTGGTGGTAAAGCTGGTGAATGGCTGGATCTTGGCAGTGGATGAGCTGAAGACATCCTCATTAGACGTAAGGATGAACTGCCCATTCTCTGAGAAGCACACCAGGCCCTGCTGATCCCCAATGGCATACCGGAGGTCTACAGGCCGCAGAGAGCCTGTTGCGAGGTCAATAGCATCCGCATCGGTCTGGACCAGAGCAGACTCCCTAAGGAGGTTGAAGTAGGAGCCAGGCTGTGAGCAGATCACGTTGGCCTCAGACAGCAAGACAAGCCTGTTCCGATAGAAGGACAGACCTGTCACCCGTTTACCTACAAGGGTGGGAAATGGGTTGGTGTTGTCATCCCCTACACGCCTCTCCACCCAGTAAAGGTCTGGACCAGCCTTTAGGGCCTCACTGAGGGCCCGATAGGTAAACGTCCCATTGCTCTCACGAATGATCACATGAGGCATGGTGGTTGGATCAATGTAGATCTCTGTATTGGGAGCTACACACTCCTCCCACACACCAGCCCCAACACTACCCCCATCAGTCGTAACAAACTTGACGTAGTAGTCGTCAGCGTTCGCATCCTCAAGGTTAGACACCTTCAGGACCAGACCATTCTGGCTTACTCCTGGAAGGCGAGCAGCATTAGGCACAGTGCTCTTATAGGCAAGGAGTGCAGTTGAGCTGACACCCCCTGTGGCATCAATGTTGAAGTCTGCGTCGTTGACTCTCTTTACGATGAGTGTGTTTGCAGCAATGGTCGCTGAATACACCCCACCACCAGACAACGCCTCGATCTTGGTCTTCAGGTCAGACACCACAGAAGCAACTGTCAGGGCTCCACTTGCGGGAGTTGTATGGGTCGCTGTGAGGCCATTGATCTTGACTGTATAGGTAGCGTCGTAACCGATCTGAGCTACAATAACAAGAGCTACAGGCGGCTGCACAGGAGATTTGTTGACAGTATCCTTAGCAACTACCTTTGACCTATTGAGGACGAAGTTATAGTCATTGATCTGCAGCAACTCAAAGTCTTCGCTGGTGCAGTTGGCCATATAGGCCTGGGCAGACGGGGCAATCGCATTGACTGTCTTTACAGCCCCTGTCTGGCCATCCCAGATCTTAAGGCTGCCATCAGTCAGGAACTGCCCAACATAGCGCTCAGTCTGGTCCCGAACAATCGAAAACCACCGACCCCCATTGACTGCTCCAGTAAGACTGCTGATCAGCTTCAGACCAGGCCTCTTGAGCATCCCATAAGTAGGGTCGGGCATACAATTCACAGCCCTTCTGACCTGACCAGGAAGCTTCAGGGAATCAGGCTGTTGGCTTACCCCACCAAGTAGATTGGGGATTCTCTGGGAGATGGTTGCCATTATTATCTAGCAAGCGTACGGAACGGCATGTAAGAGATATAGGTATTCTGCCCATTCTCCAAACCAAACATGCTGGGCTTAGAGCTGCTGGTGTCATATTCAATGCACAGGGCACGGAAGATAGCTTCATCCTGAGCAATCAGCTTGACAAGCTCCTCAGAGGCCACCAGACGGCTTGCATAGACCCGAGAGGCCCGAGCAGTGATGTATTCCTTGAAGGGCTGAGGACAGTCAATCCACTCAAAGCCCCACTGGACATCAAGGTAGATGGTCTCCCCAAACTGGTAGGAGTGGGTGAGCTTATCGTATAGCTTGCCCTCACGCTCTACAAGCTCATAGTCAGCCCCATGTCTCTCAAAGTTAGGAGAGAAGGTGATTACGTTAGACGGAATGACAATCTCGTCAGTAATAGCATCCGGCTGAAACGGATACTCTAGTTCGGTGTTAAAGTTCCAACCCTCAGCAAGAACGGCCCTAGTCGTCTCTTCGATGACTGCTACTGCTGTTTGTACTTCAGGGTTGTCGGTGTCAATAGTAACTACAGCCGAGCCCCCGACACAAGACAGGAGCTGGTTTACAGCATCAAGAAGCGTTGTTTTAGTAGCCATCTTTGCATTGAGGGGAAGATCCGGTCTGGGATCTAAGTGGATAAAAAAAAGGGGCCCCACATAGGAGCCCCCAAAGGAGTGTTGATCAGACGTTACGGAACGCACC